CCATGCGGGGCTGCGTAGGCGGCGGGGTCGGTGGTTTCGGGGCGTTCATACAGCCGGCCGAGAGCAGCAGGCACAGCACCAGCGAGATAGTCAGCGACGGCTTTGTCATTGCGTTTCAGCTCCGCGAGTGCGGCCGACTGGGCCGCATGGTTAAGGGCGACGGCCTGATCGAGCAGCTGCATGCGGCGCTCGATCTCTGCCAAGTCACCGAGAGTTTTCTGCTGCTGCGCGAGCACACCGGCCTGCAACTCGATCATCTGCTCAGCCTTTGCCAGATCGACCCGAGCGGCGTCAGCGCGCCGGGCCTCGATATCGATACGGGGTGCCATACCCCACCACACCACGCCGGCCGTCAGCGCCATGAGCAGCAGCACGCCGCCAGCTTTGGCGGCCAGCTGGTACCGGGCGACAATCATGCGAACGCCCTCCGCACACCCTCGTCGATCACCTCAGCCTTGTAGGGCTGCGCACCGTTCTCGTGCTTGATGATCTCAACAACCAGCGCACGCAGCACCGGCCGCTGGCGGACGTCGATGACGGTATCGGATTTCACGCCGAGCGCCCTGGCGACGGCGGAAATGTAGGCCTCGGTATCGTTTTCGTTACCAGGCGCCCAGCGGTTAATGGTTTCGCGCACGGTATCGATGCCAGGGCCACCGACACCGGGCATACCATCTTTGCCGCGGTAGTTGAGCAGCAACTTACCCAGGGCGCGGATGCCATTCTCCGGCGTATCGAAACGGGCGAAGCGCGGCCGAGGCACACCTAGCTCCAGGCCGAGCTGGCCTTGCCACTGGTTGCGAGGGTTGAAATCGATATTGCCGGGGTTGTTGTTGCGGACACCACGAGGCGTAGACATGAGTTTTCTCCAGGCACAAAAAAGCCCGCAGAGGGCGGGCAATCGCTGATTTGTGAATTACATTGCTGATGTCTTGATGACAGTAAAAACCCAGTCGCCGGCGGGTACGTCATGGGCTGTCGCAGAGTTGTTCTCGATACGAATGCGCACACGGTTGGCGGCCGTAATGCTCCAACTCCAGATGCAGGGACCAGTGCTACCTGGCGGCGACACGAGCACGGTATCGCCGGGGGCAATCATTGACGCGCCGAATCCGTCGAGAGTTGCGTCGAGATTGCCACCGATTGTCCACCGATCACCCGGGCCTACGCTGATCAGACCCTGACTCATGCGGTACACCCGCCCGGCCAACAACGCGCCGCTAGCGGCTGGCGTGACAACTACAAAATTGGCGGCGTAGGAGGGATTGCAATGTTGCACCCCCGCCGGCAGCGCGTTGTTCTCGATGCGGTTACCAGTTGCAGCCGTTGTCAGTACTGAAACAAAGTTCGGCGTGCCAGGCAGTACGGTATAGAGATTGTTATCGCGAACACGCAGGTGGCTGATTGCCAAACCTTCCGCAGCACTGACAATTGCACCGACCGCGCCATCGCCGCAGAAGATCATCTTATTGCGTTCGAACTGCGTGAGGATTGCATTAGCCGCCATAACCAGCGGGTAGTTGACTCCTGACAGTGTGTTTTCTGTAATGTCATTTACGTTGCCGGCAACAGAAAACGCTGTCTGAATCCGACCCGCCGGCCCTGAGCGTATTCTGTTGTGTCTAGCCGTAATGGTGTTACAACCGGTCCCTAGGTTTACGACAATTCCTCCAGCGCCAGCCCCCCAGTTGTAAAATTTGTTGCGGTCAATATCAATGATTGACTGCGATCCGGAGTTCAGCCGAGTTAGCGATATAGCGCAAATATTGGTCGCAGCGCCGAAGTTGAAAAACCTATTCCGTACGATATCGCCATCACTGCAGTTATCCCGAACTAGCAGGCCTGTCGCACTCCCAGTAGTCGATCCAGCGGCACGCAGAATATGTGAATTGCTGGAATAGTTGAAATCCTGAATGTGGTTCAATTCGGCGCAGCAGTCTATCTGCGCCGATGTTTCAAACCAGCAAGCATCAATATCAACATCAAGGCCAGGATTGCTGATCGAAGGTCCCAGTATATAAAGTTGATTATATCGAGCCGGTATATTGTTGATAAATTTAGAACGTCTGACCTTAATCCTGGCCAACGAACTATGATGATTGGCATTAGAGTCAATATACAGGCCGGGTATATTGCTGACGTCGCGCACGCTTAGGCCATCAACATCAATGTCCTGTATTACATGTCCTGTACCAGCCAGCGCGCCGAGCAGGACTGCACCACCGGCCTGATCGCCGTCGCCGAAATCAGCGATGCTGACATCGCGAATGCGCAGGTCGCGTACCGACCCACCGCGCAGACTGATGCACTTCATGTCGTGGCCGGTTGTCGTGGCCGTCGACTGATAGGGTCGATTGCCGATCAGCGATACGCCGCTAATCAACCCGCCATCAATGTCGCCGTACGCCTCAAACATGTTGCCCGGAGCAACACGATTGCTCTGCGCCCAGGACAACGTGCCAGCACCCATGATGCAAAACCTAGGCGGTAGCAGCAGGTAGTTTATGAAATAGGTATGCCCATCAGGCACCCACAGAGGGATTCCGGCATCCAACGCACTCTGGATAATGGCGGTATTGGCGTTAGCTGACGACGGGCTGCCAGGCGTGCAGCCCAGCTCGTCCAGGCGGCGAACAGCGAGGACTGAGCCGAGCCCCTCAAGAAGGCTGATCGGTAAGCGGTCAGCCTCGGGCAATTGCCTGACCTGACCGCCGACCAATACCAGAGGTCGACGGGCACCCATTACAGCGTGACCGGAGCGTATTCAGCGGTGACCAGCTCGGTCGCACTGCTGGCCTTGCCAAGGTACTGGCTCAGTTTGCCGGTATCCGTTTCCGGGTCGAGCGGCGCGTTGATCACCCCACCAGCAGTGCCCAGCCAATAGTCCTCGCCCACCGTCAGGCCACTCAGCGCGGCGTTGGCGGTGTTCAGGCGGTAGGCGGTGCCGCTGGCGTCGGCATCCACAGCCGTGCGCACGTAGCCCCAGGCCGCTCGGCCGTTGCTGTTGTCAGCCAGGCGCATCTTGAAGGTGCCGGCATCCGCGAACAGCTCAACGAATTTGCCGGCGCCGATGGCTTCGCTGGCCACGGCCACGACGACATTGGCGCCGATGCCGGCCGGCATGAACGACTCGTGCAGTTTGCCGTCAGAGCCCAGCGCCGGGATCTTGCCCGAGTCGCCCGCACCAGCAGAGGTGATGATGGCCAGCACGCGCTTGAGCCGGCCGTTTACGAGGTCGATAAAGCCTTGAGCCATGATGGCTACTCCTGTTCCAGTTGGATTGCGTCTTGAATGTTGAGGGTGATGCGGGTAGCCGATACCGCCGAGCCAATCAGCACAGCGAACCCATCAGCCGGGGGCGTTTGAGTGAGGGCGCCAGAGGCGCCGAGCCATACCCGCCCTGGCTGCCAGCTCCAGCCAGCGTCATCGAGCACGCCAGAGCGCTGCACGTTGATGTCGGCGCCGGTATCGGCGGCGGTGAGTGTCACGCCTAGCAGAAGGTCGATGTGCTCGGCATCGCCAGCATCAAGGGCGAAAACCTGGCCGGCCAGCTCATACACCACGCGCAACGCGCTGAGCGTTTCGCCAGCGAGCCGCTGGAAAGCAGAGCCACCAGCTGGGCCAGGCGCCCCCTGGCGCCCTGCAGGCCCCTGCGTCCCAGCAGCCACTACAATGGCGGGTGGCACCGCCGGCTCACGCACCAGCACAAACGGCTGGCCCAGCACGATCACATCAGGTGCAACAGCCATGGCCACCCCCTCGGCGCACGGTCACCGGGCCGTCGAGCCAGCGGTCCACGTCGCCGTTGCTCCAGGTGATATCGAGCGTGTACGTCACGCCGGCCTGCGGAATGGCCGCGCTCTGCTCGGGCGTGAGCACGATGACCAGGCGCCCTACCCCGAGCACCTGCAGGCCGTCGTTGGCGGTGGTCAGATGCAGGCTGTAGCCAGGGCCGGTGAGCGTGAGCGCGGCGGTTGCGTCGGTGAGGTCGACGCCCGGCTGGTACACCAGCAGGCCGCCAGATGCGTTCTGCCCGATTCCGTCAAGGGCATTGATTTCAACGGTGTTCGCATCAATCACACCAACCATCCAGGGCGACTGGTGCGGTGGCTGGCGATTGAGGTCGGAAAAACCGCTCACGCCCTTTACCCAACACGGCCACTCGGCTGGCAGGTCGTGCCCAGGCACGGTGAGCAGCAGCGATGGGGTTTTCTGCACCTCAGCGATGGCGCGCCGCTCCCAGCGCGGTTGCAGCAGGAACAGCGGTTTTCGATTGGTCGCGCCCGGAATGATGGGCAGGTCTAGGCAGGCCGGCTGCATGGCTGGGTACTCCATTCATTGAGGTGACCGGTCAGCCGACCGGGAATGAGATATTGTCGAACGGGATGTAATCGCCGCCGCTATCGCCAGCGAGGCGCATCACAAAAATCTCACCCGTAGGGTTGATATAGATACGATGCGCTCGAGTAGCGTTACTAACGTAAATCTCCAGCTGAACCTCGGGCAACCAGCCCTCCGGCAACAATGCGATATGCTCACCCAGGAGATCCTCCGGCAGCCATTTCAGGCCGCGCAGATATACGATGCCGTTGCGCAGCCTGGCATCGGGCGGGTATTCATATCCGCTCAACGGCTCCAGCGGTTGCCAGCCGCTATCACCCCCACCAGCGCCTAGGCTCGCCAATTGCGCTGCAGTAACAGTGGCCATGACCAAGGTTCCGGCTGGCCACTCCAGCGGGTCGGTGCCCTCCTGCCCGCGCAGCAGCGTGTAGCCGCCACCCTCCACGCCCACCAGGTGCGCAATTTCAAACGGAGCGCCGCCGGGCTGGGCCAGGGTGCCAGTGAGCACCAGCGCATATTCAACGCCATCGGCGAGCTGCAGGCGGGCAATGGCATCCCCCGGCAGCGGCAACGCCTCCCCATCCACCGCTAGCACGTCGCCGAGCGGGTAGATCCAGTAATCGATGAAATTCATATTCACACCCAGGTGCAGTAGAGGTCGCGCAGGTGGCGAACCACCTGGCCTGTGATCGGATTGAATGAGCCCGTCTGCCAACGGTTGCGGTCAGCCACCGGCCAGGTCGACAGCCGAATATGCCGACCCACATCGGCGCCGCCCGGGTGCAGCGCGTTGCCGGCCCAGTCCTCCTGCGTTACCCCGCCATCGCGGCTGAGCTGCCTGATGCAGGGGGCCAGCAGTTTGTTGCTCACCACCAGGTAGCCACGGCTCAACTCAGCGTCGATCTGCGGGGTTACCGCCGACGGCGGCAGATAGCCCGGCGAGAACGTGTTGATATCGGCTGGCGCGACATAACTCGTAGAGCTGATCAACTCGCCATCGACGGTGTACGTGTCGCTCTCCGTCGTCGTTGATTGATTGCCACTGAGATTGGCATTAGTTATCTCGACGAGAGATGCCGAGCGCGAACCTGCCAGCAGCTGTCGAATGCTGGTCTGCCGCTGAAACCCAGAGCGAGAGGAGTAGGTTCCTGAGTAGTTGCACTCCTCCAGAGCGGTGTGCCGGTAGCGCAACACCTCCACCGCGCCGTTCGCGTCATACCAGGCCCAGCACGGCGTCTCGTCAATGTGCTGCCGATAGTTGCTGCCCACCGGCCAGCTCGCGATTGGCTGCCAGTTGCCGGTCGACGGGCGCGTAGGGCCATCGTGTATATCACCGGTGTCGGAAACGAACCGGTACATGTAAAGCGCCTGTTCATCGGCCTGGGTGGCAAAACCGTTTTCGTACGAGAACGTTTTGTCGCTGTAGCGGCTGATGACAGTCAATTCGAAGTCGAGCTGGCCGCTCTCCAGCACCCGCGCGCGCAGCTCGATAATGGCCCTACCGAACAACTCGACCGGCTCGAATGCCGTTCGAAACGGCGTTAGCAACATCAGCGTGGCACAGCCGTCGGGCGAGCAGTCCATCGCAGTACGCTGAACTGACGTGGGCGTCGCATCGCTCACGTCGAGGCCGAGCTGGGCGGGCGTGTACGTGCGGCTGACGTCGGCAAAACCAGGGACACTGAGTGTTATGGTCGCCTGCGTGACGTTGGAGTTGAACTGCACCTCGAAGCGGCGCATCAGCACGCCTCGCCCAGGCACGTACATCGGGTAGCGCTGCACGTTGCCGCCAGCGCCGACACCGCCATACCAGTAGGCAACGGTGGCATCGCTGCTGCTCGCGGCGGAACGCAGGATCGAGCGGTTCCACCACTGCTCATCGGGGTTTTCACTGTCGCTGTCGGGCGCCGGCATGCCGATGTCCCACAGATACGTCCAGTGGTCCGTCGGGCGCCCAATATTCATAGTGGCGCCGCTGGGCAGCCGCAGCGTGCCGGTGGCGGCGCCGAACACCGCAGATTCGATGCGACCGTGCCAGGGCCAGCCCCATTGCACGATCTCCGGGTCAACCGGGCTGTTAGGAAACCCCATTGGCAAACTCCAGAATCACCTCATCCTCGTTGGCATCCTGCATCACGAATTTTTTCACGCTACGCCAACGCACCCAGGCCAGGCCGTCCGTGGTCGGCAGCAAAACAGGGTCGTAGTACTCGCGCGTGCTGGCGGTAAGCTCCACGAGCGGGCTGGCGATGCCGCCGCCGGACGCGGGAGGCGGCGCGGTGTAATTGCCCGTGCCCACCTGCGCCGGCACACCGCCCCGAGCAGCCACAGGCGGCAACGCCGCGCGCTGGCGGGGCTGGCGGACGACCGCGTTGATGTCGTCTACCTCGTCGCGCCCGGTGCGGCGCGCGATCATCGCGGCACCGCCGGCACGCCGAGCGGCCTCGCTGGTGCCCTGCCGTGAAGCCCGCATACCGGCGGCAATGGCCCGGCGCTGCTCTGCGAGTGTTGCCATCGTTACAACTCCAGTAGGTCATTCGGGATGGCCACGCGATAATGCGCGGTCAGCTCGCCAGTACGCTCATCGCGGTAGAGCTCTGGAATTTCCACCGCCTCGACTTTGAACCGCCGTGGGAAATCCTCGGCCGTCAGGTCGTCTTTCGCATCCCAGTTGCCGCTGAACCCCATCCGGTCATCGTCGTAAGGCGGGATCGGGAACCCGGTAATCGGGTCGTTCAGCCGCCCGCCCAACTGCGTAGGCAGAGAGGCGACACTGCCCCCCAGATCCGGCAGGCTGGTATCCGGCCGCGCCGGCGCGGTGAGCGGGTCGCCCACGCCCACGCCACCGCCTCGGCTGATGGCCACGCTGAGTGTGGTAATCGCCGTGCCGCCCTCGATGTCGATCTGGTGCTGGATCCGCCGGCACTTGCCCTGCGCCAGGGCTTTATCCTCGAGGCGCAGCGTGTGCACCAGGTCAACGCCCAGCGCCAGGTCGGTCGGCACCTGCCAGCTCAGCGTCGTGCCGCGATGAGCGCTCAGCAGCTGCACCGCACCACCCCACAGAAGGGTGAGCAGCGCAGAACTACGGCGAATCTCGTCGGACAGGTCCACCGACTCTGGCTGCCCCGAAGCCGGCTTGCTCGACTCCCAGTCGTCCGCCTGACTACTCTCGATGGCCACGCTTCCGCTGTCGCGAGCGATCACCTGTGTGGTTTCATCCTCGCCGCCCATGGCGGTCAGCAGCAGCTTGTAGCTCTCGGTCACCTGCTGCACCCAGCGGCGCCCACCCGAGGCATTAGCGCTCAGCCAGAGATTGTCGAAGGTGTTGCGCCAGGGTCGACCGTCGCCGCAGGGGTCGCCCATGCTCAGCGGCAGCTTGAAGCCACCCACGCGCCCCACCAGCTGCAGTCCCGCTCCGGTGATGGCGTCCTCAATCATCTCCGTTGTGGGCAGGTCACTGGTCCAGGTGCGCCATTGGCAGAAACCCGGGATGCCCGTGCTGCTAGCCTGTGGGTGCGTCCAGCCAAAGCCCTGAATGTGCTGCCACAAGCGCGGGAAGCGGTAGCTGGCGTCAATTTCCAAGCGGTTGGTGGCCGCGCCGAGGGGCTGCAGGTCAATCTGCACGCTCTCGAACAGCGTGGTACCCGGGCCGAACACGACGTGCGGCACGGCAGCGGCGGCCCAACTGGTCAGCCGCACCTGCCCTGTTGGTGAGCAGTCGAGGCTGGCCGCCCTGCTCTCCATCCGCTCCTGCGCGTAATCCCAGCGGCTGCGGCCGGTCACCGGCTCGAACAGGTCGGCAGACCAGTGGCCGCCGGTCATGGTGTTGATTGTCTCGATGGGCATGCCCTCGACCTTCTGCTGCAACTGGTCGCTGCAATCGCACGCCAGCAGGCGCCAGGTCGGGTCCCATTCCGGCATCTCGATTTTGCCGGTGAACAGGCGCTGGTCAGTAATCACGCCGTCGCGGTTGCGGCTGATGAAGTCGATCACCACCGGCTTGCCCTTCCAGTCATCCGGCACCACAGGCCCTGGCGGCAGGTAGAGCACGAAGCCACCCACACCGGCCGCGCCCTCTTCGAGGTCGACATCGATCATGCCGGTAACCTGGCTGGTGAGGTCCACGCCATCCACCAGTAGCCGTACGCGCCAGTTGAACGCCTGGCCGCGCACCACATACACCGGCTCGTAGGTCGAACCCAGGGCGACAGCAAGCGGGCCGCTGGCCAGCGGCTGAGCTCCGATCAGCATGGTTCAGGCCTCTTGCCAGGTGGTTTGCCAACTGTGGGTATTGCCGCTGGAATCCTGGCTCTCGCTGGGTCTCTCACAGAACACCGAGAACACCGGCAGCCAGCACGCGCGATATCGCGTGGCGCCCGCAAGTGCGGTGAGCGTGGCAACGCCATCTTCCACGCTGCAGGCGGTAGGCACCCAGTCACGGCCAACCAAGGCCAGGCCCCACGGCGCGACGTCAGGACGCGGGGTGCTGGTGAGCGTGTACACCAGCCCGGTGCCGCCGATTGCTTCGACCTTGGTGCTGCGCAGTTCCAGCGGCAGGCTGTAATCCAGCCCGACCAGGCCTGGCGGCATCCAGCCCTGACCGCTGATGGTGCCCTGCATTTTCTGCCAGTGTGTTTGCTTCACGCCCGCGCCGTCACTCATGCGCAGCACGTTGCTGCCAGCCCCAAGCGGCTCCAGCGTTTCGACTGGCGCGCCCGAGTGCAGCACGAGCTCGACACCGCCGAGCATGATCCGTGGTTGAGACATTCATGGGCTCCAGATAGAACGAAGCCCGCGCGGGGCGGGCTATTTGCGGCGGCTGCTGCCGCTGAACTTCAAGGCCAGGCGTCTGAGATTCAGTGCGTCCTGTGGCGAGGCATACACAGTCGTTTCCTGACCACCAGCTTCGAACACCACGCGCCCCAAGTCGGGGAACATGGGGCCGGCGAGTTGCTCCTGCAGCGCTGGGGCCAGCGAAGGGATGGATGGCATAGCGCGCGGCGCAACGATGCCGCCCATGTCGTAACCGCGCAGGCCGCGGCGCATGGCCTCGACCACGGCAACGCCACCCGCACGAGCAACGTCAAGTTGCGACCACACCACCTCCCCGCGGTGCACCACGCCTGCAGGTTCCAGCCGGCCACCTGGACCGGTGTAACCGCCGCCGGCGAAGCCTGGGACAGTTGGCGACGCAGCTGGAGAACCGGCCAGGTCAGGCATAGCCACTCGCACCGGCAGCACGATCTCCGTTTTTCCCAACTGCTCGGCCAGCATCTGGATCTGTGTACGCACCTGCTCCAGCGTTTCTTCGTCGGTTTTCACCGACACCGGGATATCCTTCAGCTGCTTGGCCTGATCCTTCAGCGAGGCTATCTCGTCGCGGATAGCCTGCAGCTTCGCCTCAGCATTGGTCTGCTCGATATCGTTGGCGGCCAGCTCGATCGCCTGCAGCTCCTTGATGAATCCTTCGAAGCCATAGGTGTTCTCGCCGGCTGCGGCCAGCTCCTGCAGCATCTTCAGGGCGGCCTGTGCTTGGCGCTGCGCGCCCTCCACGTCGCCTGCCTGCAACGCCTGCCGAGCACCAACCTTGAGCGATTGCGCGGCGCCGTAGGAGGCTTGCCCACTGCCGCCGAGCGTTGCCAAGGCCTCCTGATACCGCTGCTCGATCTTGAGTCGGTCGGCGCGCACCTTCTCGATATCGCCTAGCGCCTTTTTCTCAGCGCTCACCAACTTCTTGGCCGCTTCCTCGGCGGCCTTGATCTGGCTTTTGCGGAGGGTTTCGATGTTGGCGATGTACTTGGTGTAACTGGCGATTTCGTTGTTTCTTGCCTGCTCTGCGGCCGCCTGCGCGACGTCAGCCAGAAACTGCATTTCCTCATTGAGGCCGGTCTGCTGCTCAATCAGCTTGGCGCGAGCCTTGGTGAGCATATCCAACTCAGCTTGCAGGTCGGCCTCGGTCGCCCCCGTCAGGAAATTGAAGATGCTATCCGTTGGCCCGGGCGATTCCAGGCTACTCCGAACCATCTTGATCTTCGCATCAAGCCTATCGAGCTCTGTCAGGTTGCCCGAAACAGCTGCGGCGATAGTCGCGAACTCCGGGCCAAGACGAGCAAAGTCGCTGACCAGGCCAGTTGCAGCAGCGCCCATCTTCACCAGTAAACCAGTGAATATCTGCAGCCCTTCCTGAACCTGAGGATCAGAAAGAGTTTGAGCAAGGCGCCGAATCTGATCGATTAGAGGCTGCACATCAGTGCCGCCAAGCGCTTCGGTTAATGCGTCGCGCAAGCGGGTCATTGCACCACCAACGGTATCCGGTAGCGACTCGGCTTCCTGCCTCAGCGTTTCCAACTGCCCCGTCAGGGCGTCGGTAACCACCTGAGCAGTGAGCTGGCCTTGCGCGGCCATTTCTTTCAGCGCGCCCACCGGCACACCAATGCCGTCAGCCAGCGCCTGCATCAAGCGCGGCGCCTGCTCGGCCACGCTGTTGAACTCTTCGCCGCGCAGCGCGCCAGCACCCAGCGCCTGGGCGAATTGGATAACGCCGTTCTCGGCTTCCTGTGCCGTTGCGCCGGAAACCCGAAACGAAGTCGAGACGGCCTCAGTGACAGCCAGAATATCCTGCTGGCTGCGGCCAGCCTCACGCAGCGGACGGCTGATGCGGCCATACAGCGTGATCAGCGATTGCACAGGCGCTTCAGTTTCCTGCGCAATACGGCTCAGCTCACGCTGCGCGACATTGAACTCTTCCTGGCTGGTGGTTGCCAGGCGCAGGCGGGCGTTCATCAAGTTGTAAGCATCGGCCGCACGGGATACCGCCGTGATCGCTGAAACGGCAGTGTAGCCAGCGCCAATGGCGCCAACCGCCCCGCCGATGCCACCGGCCAAACGGGAAATACCACTAGCCTGGCGCTGCTCGGCGTTCATCTCACGCAGGGCGCGCTGCGTTTCGCGCACACGCTCGGTCATCGATCGCTGCGCGATGGCCAGCTCCTGCGTTGTCAGCTTGCCGGAGGTACGAAGCAGTTGGTACTGCACGCGCACCTGGCCGATCTCGGCCTGAAGTTCGCGATAGCGATTCACCCCCAGGTTCTGGCGTGCAGCCTCAAGGCTAGCGGCGCGCTGCTCACGCACCAACTGAGCCAGCGCGGCAGACTGCGCGCGAATACCCTGGCGCGCAGCTTGACTGCGTTGCAGCTCAGCAGCTGCTGCACGTTGCGCCTGCGTACCCTGGTCAGCGATTGCAGCACGCATGTTGCGCAGCTCAGCCAGGGTTTGGCGGACGCGCTGGTGATAAACCGTTTCTGCCTCGGCGCGCTCGCGGCCGGACAGGCTGGCATCCGCCATCACCTCACGGTACTGAGCCCGCAGGGCAACCAGCGACTGCTGGGTTTGCTCGATGCGCCCTACACCCAATGCGCGCTGTGCATCCAGCCGGCGCTGTTGTTCGGCAGCATCAGCCGCCGCTGCCGCTTCTGCCTGCAGGGCAGCTTGCGCATCGTTACGGCTGGGCCCAGGCGCCGAGGCGGCACGCAACTGACGCAGCGCAGCCAGGGTTTGCGCGACGCTACGCCGATAGTTGGCCTCAGCCTCGGCACGCTGCTTGGCAGACAGGTCCCCTTCGGCCATGACCAGGCGATATTCGTTGCGCAGTTCCACCAGCTGCCGCTGGGTTTGCTCGATCTCGCCAACACCCAGGTTGGATTGCGCCGAGCGCAGTCGCTGATCTGCCTGCCCTGCGCCAAGCGCGCCCTGCAGCTCTTTGCTAAGGCGTTGCTGCTCAGTGACCAGGTTACGGGTATCGATGCCCGCGGCTTGCAACTCGCGGCGACGCCGGGCCAGCTGCTGCTGGGCCGTGCCCTCTGCACGCTCCAGACGGCGCAGCTCATTTACGGCATCGCGGTACTGCGCCGTAAGCTGTTTGCTCGGCTCGGCAGTGCGCGCCAGTTCATCACCCAGCTCACGCACGCGGTCACGCGCCGAGCGGGTTTGCCGCTCAGTACCTTCCAGGCTGCTTTCCAATTCACGGAAGGCGTTCACCTGCTTCAGCGGCTTGGCCAGTTGGTTCACCAGCCCCTGATATTCCTTGCTCAGGCTGCCGATGCCCTTAACGGCATTGTCTACGTCCGCAACCAGCCGTAGCTCAACGTCAGTCATACATCACCCCTTGATTGCGCGCAGGAATAAGGACCACGGGTAAGCCCAAACACCGTGGTGGCCGAGTCGGATCAACTGGCAGCACAGACCGTCCAGATTGCTCAGGCCTGCTTGTTCATGCTGGCCAACTTGGCCAGCATGCGAAAAAAACTGGGGTTTGCCTCCTTGCAGCCTTCCACCAGCATCTCTAGGTCACTGGGTAGCATCTGCTCCAGCTCCTCGACTTTCAGCCCGGTGAATAGTGGTAGGTCCGGTAGGCGCAAATCCTCAAGCAGCAGCTCATCTACCACGTCACTACCTTGCCTTGGCTGCAGCAGCCCGCGCGCCTGCCCCACAGTCAGCTCCATGCAAGGCACACGCTGACCATTACTGAGCTTTTTGATCACCGTTTTACCTACAGCGCTTTCACTCATATCTATCTCCGGGCAATAAAAACCCGCCGAAGCGGGTTATTTGGATTCTTTTGTAAACCTCTCTAAAACTGACCTGGCTATGACTGTCTCTCCCTCATTACCGCCAACTGCCTCTCCCGCAACCAGCAAATCTGCTGCCGCCTTACGAGTGCTGTTCTGCGCAGCCTCAATTTTCTTGATTAGCGCAATGAGTTCATTGGTTGCCTCCAGTTGGCGATCAAGGGCCCGCTCTCGAATGTAGCTATTACTAGAAGCGCTATCATCCTTGGCGGTCTGCAACCGGGACTCAGCGGTCGAATACTCCAGGCTAATCCGCATAACGGATGACATGCTGCGAATCAATTCTTGGGATGCCTTCATATAGGCTTCAGCGGGCACGGCAAGGTCGACTAACGGCCTGACAACCGAAACCCGAACCATAGCAGCGTCAATCTCACTGATGCCTGAGTTCGCCTTCTGGAAGTATTCGGCGAATGTCATACCTCCAGCGCCATCAAGTGCCGTAACAACCTGCCTAGTTTGCGCTGTCGTCAATCGGAGCTCGGTCTCAATTGCCGAAACAGCCTGCTGCCTCTGAAACAACTTAAAACCAGCAAACAACGCAACAATTGCGATGATCGCCAAAAACACTAAAAGCTTGGCTCCGCTTGGCTTCTCGCCGGGCCGCGCCCTGACACTCTTAGTCTGCTTGCCCGCATTTGTGGCTAAAGATGCACCACATTTCACACATTCATGCGGGCTGCGCTGCATTTCGGCCATAGTCGGCTCATAGCGGCACTTAGGACACTGCATCGGGCTTTCCCTCCCCATCTGACGTAGCAGGGACTCTAGCCGATCAGCACCAACACCGAAACCCAGCACCTGGCTGGGTTATCGGCAAGCGGTTGCTCTAACGGCGGGGCAGAGCGTGCTGGAGCACTGCGCCCATGCGGCCGGCGATGACCTGCATGAGGTTGGGCAAGTACTCCACCGGCACCGTGAACGGATCACGCAGCACATCGGCCAGGCGCTCCGGGGTGACGATCACCGCGCCTGGCGGGATCGGCTTAACCTGCGCCCTACCCTGTTCGTCGAGGCTGAACAGCAGCTTGGTATCGAGCAATTGCTCCAGGCCGTAACGCTCCACCGGCGTATGCCCCGGCACCAAGGCTTCAACCAGCGCTGCCTTCTGCACACCGGCATCGAAGGTTTTCAGCACGCTGGCCAGCCACTCTTCCCAGGCTTTGGCCTTCTCGCTCTCGCGCACGTAGCCAGCAGCACGCAAGGCGGCAGCCGGGTCGATGAACCAATGCTTCTGCTGCCCGCGCATGCGGTAGACCTTGCGGTCATCAGCCAGGCTGCGGGTGATGCGGTCAGAGCTGCCCAAGCCCAGCGCCGTGGTGATGCAACTGGCCTTGACCCACACCTGCCGGCCATCAACCAGAAACTCCACACGCGAACCACGGAAGGCGTGGGTGATGCGGTCAGCCGCTTCAGGCGCAGGCAGTGCCGGCGGCTCAGGTAGCGCTTTGGCACTGTGCCCCTGCCAGTAGGCCGCCAAGGCGTCGTAGCACTCGAATTTGTAGCGCACCAGCGCTTGGCGAATGAAGGGCTTGCAGCGCTTGGAGTCGACACCGAACAGCCAGCCGTTGAGCATACTAAGCGGCAGACAAGTCACCTGACGCTTCTGATCATCACCCGGCATCTGTGTGGTCATGACAACCATGGAGGTCGAAAGCACTTCGTCTCGCTTGATGCGCTCATACTGCGACTTCCAGTCCAGCCCGATGCCTTCGCAGATCGGGCGCATGGCGACCAGCAGTTGGGAGTCAGTAACGATGACGGTCAGCGGCTTGCCAAGGAACTCGACGGTTCCGAGCTGGGCATTGTTTTCTTTTGAAATTGCGTTAGTATTTTCCATGTGAATCGCCTCGTAATGATTTACACCAAAGCCCTGGCCCGCAATGCCGGGGCTTTTCTTTTTCAGCGTCACGCTGCCTCCTGCATCTTTTTCGACTCTTCAAGCCGGATAACCACCTCAGCAGTGAAGCTGCGACGGTTGGCGGCTGCCTGCTCCTGCAGCCAAGCCTTCAAGGCATCAGGCATCCGGACATTGACTTGCGTGTCTGCTCTGCTCACTTCACGACCCCCTATGTATTACGGTGATGCATAGTTATAGAACGGTGATGCATTGCCGTCAATAGCACCGTGATGCATCCTCATGTTCTGTTAATCAGAACTACTCCCATGAGCCGCACAGATCCACAGTTCAACCTTCGTATCCCTGCCGCCCTCAAGGCGCAGGTGGAAGAGGCCGCGAAACACAACAAGCGATCGGCAACCGCTGAAATCATTGCTCGACTGCAAGACAGCTTCAGCCAGGTAGAGCCACCGGCAGCACCAGCCTTACTAATGCTGCGCAAACTGCACGAAGAAAGCTCTGCGCGCTTGGCTGAGTTAAGGGCGATCAAGAAACCAACCCCTATGGAGCTGGTTGAGCTGGAGCATGAAGAGCGCGCCGCCAAAAATCTCCGCCACACCATCGCCAGAAGCTTGCAGTTCCTTTCCGATTCATTTCCACAAGGCACAGCGACTTCAGACGAATAGCCAGAGGCTAACAATGGACGTTACCGAACACCTGCAGCAGGTCATTGAGCGCAAGGGGCAAACCACCATCATCTATCACGGCGGTAGCTCTCCAGGCTCCGCCAGAGCGATCTCACCGATTGAGCTGCGCGGCGATACACTTATCGCAAGGTGCCTCGAAACAAACGCACGCAAATCCTTCAAGCTTGCGAAGGTTGAGCTCGCGACCACTCAACCCATCGAGCCATATCGCCCCAAAGAGGATCGCAGCAGCTGGTCATTCCAGCAGCACCTCGATGACTTGATGCCTGCGCTTATGGCAGCTGGCTGGCACACAAGTGCAGGGCCTGATTTCGTCGAAATCGGCAGACTTTTCAAAAACGGCAAGCCGAGGAAAACCCCGGATGCCGGCCTCTACTACACGCCATTGACGACCCGCAGAGAATTGGACTGGGCTACAAAGTCATGGGTCGATATCAGCGAACCTTCAACGCTGCCGTGGAAACTGGTTTGCAGCGGAGCCGATGCGCGATCCTTCAAACTGCTGGACCGAGCTTTCTCGGCGTTCACTGATTCCGTCACAGCGCTTCAGGCGAAACTTCAAGAAAGCTGAGCCATCCCTGGCCACCACCTCACTCCACGTCCTTGATCACCATGTATTGCGATAGACCGGTGCCGACCTTGGTGGCGTCCTTTTCCACCTTGGCGGTGAACTCCATGCCCTGGAACTCATCACCGATGAAGCTCAGGCTGGCAGGCGAGTGGTTGACGCGGTAGCACTCGATCACCACCGGTTTGCCGCTGCGCGCTTCGTTCAGGCCAACGAACACGTGGCGGTAACGCTTGCCGGAGCGAACAAGCGCCTGGATGGTGGCGTGCTTGGCGTACGAGTAGTCCACCTCGACATCCACACCCGCATCGGTGACCGCGCCGCCCTCGGTGATGACCGGGAAGCCAGCCGGGTCGATGGTGTAGTCGGTATCGAGCACCAGCGCAGCCCCGCCCGCTCCCGGGGTGATCACCACGTTGGTGGCGCCGGGGTTAGCCAGCATCAGCAGCGCGCCCGGGTAAGCCTTGTGCGGCTCGGCGGTCACGGTGCCAGCGGCAACGTCCTCGCTGCTACCGAACAGCGCACGCGCCATGTTCGCCGCTTTGAAATGGCGAGCGTTGTAGGTGACCGTCAGCGAACTGATGCGCTGCACCGAGGCATCGAGGCCACCACCAGGGGTGGTGTAGTCCTGCTCTTCGATATCCTGCGTCTCGGCCTGGTAGTTCAGGCTGTTGCAGTTACCGATGAAGATCAGGCCCTTCGGATCGTCCAGATCCTCGATGTATTGCTTGCCTACGCCGAGAAAGGCGCCACGGATATCAGCCATTGGTCACTTCCTCCTGCTGGCCGCCGACCACGCCCTGCTTTTCCAGCCAGACCTTCTGTTCAGCGGTTACTTTGATTTTGTCGCCAGCCTTCAAGCGCTGACGGCCATGGGTGTGGGGCTTGGCGAGGGTAACCTCGACCTTCTCCACCTGGCCGGGGTCGGCCGCTTTGCTCTTGCTCATGTGTCACTACCTCTGATGACGATGTGAAGTTGCAGGGGGAACAACAGGGTGCCGGCTGCCAGGCCGTCACCAGGGGGGAACAACTGGGTGGGTTCGAAGCTGACCCTGTACGGGCCAGGCCGACCCCACGGGTTGGGCGTGCCGCCGCCGACCATCACGCAGCGGGCGATGTCGCAATACAGCTCCTCCAGCAGCGCGCGGTAGTTCTCGCCAGCCTGCACTGCCCCGACCAACCGACGCCCGATGCGAATCTCACGCGCATCACCCGCGTCGTCGCCCGGCACATAAAGGCCGGGCTGCAGGGCGATGAAGGGAAACACCAGGTCATCGCTCTGCATCAGGTCGCTGAGCCAGCCTTCCTTGATGCGCGTGCCGGCGTCGGTCAGGTAGCCATTGGCGGGCGTGATCTGCCCGAGGCGGTCGACCAGGGCCTGGTCCGCCTGCTTGATGGGGTTGGTCATAGGTCAATCCGCCTCAGTTGGCGTTCGGTCTCGGCCTCGAGCTTGCGCTCGGCGTCGGCGCCGATGTCTTCGAGCTTGGTGTTGAGCACTTGCGAGGGCGACGGCCCGTGCAGCACGGCCAGCGGCAACCGGGGCTTGCCGATACGCTCGGCAATCAACCCGCCTTTGGGGCCAATCGGTGCGATGAAGGCGCCCTCGTTCAGCTCCGTCCAGCCTTTGCCAACATCCACCCGCACCCCGGCCGCTACGCGCTTGCCGTTCTTCCCTTGCCGCCACAGCTGGCGGTGCGGGAACTGGCTGAGCGTTACGCCGCGTGAGCGGGCGTAGATGATCACGCGCAGGTCTTCCGGCGTAGCGGGTATGAAGTTGACTTCCCTCTGGATGTAGCTGGGCTTGAGGTTGATCTCGTCGCGGATCTCGCGCCAACTCTGGGTGCGCGTGCTGCGACCCACGGTGTTGAGTGCCAGCTGGATGGCACGCCGAAGTTTGTCCGGCGCGGCATCAAAGCGGGTGGCATCACCACGGAACTCGACCCGCACGCTGTCATAGCCGGCCATCAGGTCACCTCCAGCAGCTCCCAGCGCTCGACAATGCCGTCAGTGTCGATGAAGTCATGCAGCTTGAACCGGCCTTCGGCCAGCTCCAGCAGCCCGCCGCGCTTGCCGCGCACCTGGTGGGTACGCAATGAGGCGACAATCTTCACCGAGCGAAACATGCCGTCGGCGCCGGTCACCGCTACGTCGCGCCCCAGCATCACCTCGCAGCATTGCGTGGCGCCGTTGGGTGGCGTGTAGGTGGGTTTGCCTTGGCAGCGATCCTCCCCGAACACGCGGAAGAGGCTGTCGTCAGCACGCCGCATGAGTCGGTCGAAGTCGCTGCTCATGGTCAGTCGCCCGAGTTTTCGGCGCCGGTGCCGCCGGCGCCATCCTGCTGGGTGTTGTCAGCATCGGTCTTGGCTTTCGCGGTTGCGCCGACCTCTTCGATCACGCCGCGATCGAGCAGCTCTTTCACCAAAGCTGCCGGCACGTCCTGCGGCTCGGGCGAGCTTTTGATGACGACCTTCTTGCCACCCGCCTTGGGGATGCCATGGATGGTGGTTTTCACGATGTATTGCTTTGCCATGTGCTTTCTCCTGCAGGCGCGCGGGTGCGCGCCTCAGTGGCTGAGGCCTGATCAGGCGACCAGGACGAAGGTGAACTCGTCGGCGTCGAACAGCACCGGTACCGGAGCGGTCTGCGTTTGCAGCCACTCGACACTGGGGTTGTCGGTGAACCAGTTGGACGGGTAGCGCTCGGCCGCAGCGATGCCATTGGCGTTTGCCTTGGCATCCTGAATGCCGCCGTAGGCCATCACGTTGTCTGCCATGGCAGGCGCCACCAGTACACCGTACTCGGGCATGAAGTTGGTCTTCTGCCCTTCGTCGTTGGTGTACTTGCCGGTGTAGACGATGATTTCGTACTCACCGTAGAAGCCCTTGCGCATGACTTCCTTCTCCAGCTGCGGGCCGAGCTCCAGTTGGCTGGTGCTGCCACGGCGGGTGTCGAGCTTCTCCTTCACCGCCTTGAAGCGGGAGAACAGACGCCAGGCACCTTTACCCATCATCAGCACACCAGCAGAACCGGTGGTGAGCGCCGCCCAGTCCTCGATGTCGTCGGTGGGGTCGTAGGTTTCCGGGTCTACGGTGTCCCACTTCGCGGCACCAGCCAGGACGATTTGGTTGTCCGGGTTGCGACCGTAGTCGACCTCGACCGGCGGATGGTCAGGGCCTTCCATGACGACCTTGCCGTAGAGGACGGCCTGCACCGCCATCCACTCTTCGCGGGCGACGATGTTTTCCTCCTGCTCGACGAGGATGTCCGCCACGACGGCGTCATGACGTTGGGCGATGCTCATTTCGCCGTTCAGCGCTTCGCCCAGGCGACGTTTGAGCAAGCGGGTCGGGCGCACAACATCGGTTTCCTTGATGTAGGCCGGCTTGAGCGTGGTGAGGAAGCCGCCACGCTCACGGCGCGGGCGACCGGATACCAGCGGAGAAACGAAGGGCGCCAGGCGGCGATCCTTCTTGATTTTGTCGAAGGCCACTTCTTCGGTGTCGAAGGTGGCAGCAGTCGGGAAGAACATCTGCAGGAACAGCGGGGTGAACTTCGGCAGAAGTTCCTTCACACCCAGCAGGGTGGTCGTATCGTAGCCAGCGGCCATGTTCAGTCTCCTGAAATGAAAAAGGCCGCTGTAGCGGCCCTGATGGGATTGGATGGTTGCCGTTAAACCGGCAGCTGCAGGCTGATCGGCGTACCGACGAAAGCGCCCAGCTTCTGCGCGTCAGTGGTGCCGACAGGCCAAACGACTTGCTCGGGGTTGAAGGTGCCGGTTTTGATCACCTGCGCCTGCTGGTCGCCGCCAGTGGCATCGACCGCGTAGGCGGTGATGTAAACGGCCACTTCACGGCCGTCATCGCCGGCTGGGTCCCAGGCAACGACTTTGCCGCTGGCAGTTACCACGCCAAGCGGCTTCTTCTCGGGCAGGTTCTGGCCAGAAAGGATCGTCACCAACGTGGTCTGGTACGAGTCGGAACCGGTCACCCAGTTATCGACGGGCTGTTGTACGGTGGCCATCAGACTTTCGCTCCCGTGGCTTTGGCCCAGTTGCCGACAATGGCTTGGGCTTGGTTGGGTTTTGCGTCACCGCCACCAGAGGTGAGGTTCGGCTGTTCTTCGTTGGCCATCATCTTGTCCAGCGCGGTGCTGGCATCGAGTGTGGCGCCCTGCTCTTTCTCAGCAGCTGCCAACATCGCGCCGGCATCCTCGACAGACATCGAGGTGTTGAAAGCCAGGTGGTTGGCGAGCTTGCCGCGGCCTTCGGCTTCGGCGTGGTGCAGAATGCCCTGCACGCGCGTGCGCTCGGCACTGGCGGTTGCAGCGGTGTCGGTGGTGGCCGGGGCCGGGCTGGACGCCTGGGCAGGCGGTGCAGCTTCGGCAGTCGGCGCGGGGGTATCTCCAGCCATGCGTTTGACTCCTAGGGTTGTCACCCTGCCCGGGGTGGACAGGTATTCAGAAAACTCGGCGACGGCCTCATGACCGTTAACCAAGGCATCGGCGAAGCCGACATCGATTGCCGCCTGGCCACGGAACACCGCGGCTTCGGTGGCCAGCACCGCTTCACTGGAAATACCCAGGTTGCGGGCGACCAGTTCGGCGAACTGTTGGCGTAGCGCGTCGGTATCGCTCTGGAAGCGGCTCAGCACTTCCTCTGGCAGGTCCTCGTAGGGGTTGCCGTCGACCTTGCGCGCCCCGGAGTGAATGAGCGTGACCTTGATGCCCTCCTGCTCCAGGTAGTTCTCGTAACTGGCGTGGGCCATCACCACACCGACCGAGCCGACGTAGCCGGTCTGTGTGATCAAGCGCCGGTCAGCAGCGCTGGCCAGGGCCATGCCCGCGGAACAAGCCGAGTCGCAAGCCATGGCCCACAGCGGCTTGCCGGCTTGCTGTGCCATCTGACGAAGACGGTCGGCGGTGTCGAAACAGCCGGACACCTCGCCGCCTGGCGTGTGCATGTCCATCAGCACGCCCTTGACGTCGCTCTCGGCCAGCATCATCGCGAAGCGGTTGATGATGCCGTCATAGCCGGTCATGCCGCTGTACGGCTTGAGGTAGCCGGACTTGTGGGCCAGGGTGCCTTTCACATCCAGCAGTGCGATGCCGTCCACCACCTGGAACAGCACCTCTTCAATGCCCCAGCTGTTGACCCGCGTCTTGTTGTAGGTGCGGGCATCCACGCGCAGCTTTTGGCCCATGTCGATGGCGCCTTGCTCGTCCTTCAGCTCGGCGATGTTCAGCCGACTGCCCAGCGCGCTGAAGAACACGCGCGCATAGGCAGGCTCCAGCAACAGGGGTGTGTTCAGCACCCGGCTGGCGATTTGCGGATAGTTCATGGTGTGCCCTATTCGGTCGGCTCGGTCTGATCCGGCGCCAGTTCCTGGGTACGCATCCAGCTCGGCGGGGGTAGCCCGGCCTCGCGGCGCTCGTTCATTTCGCGCACCTGTTGCGCGAAGGTTTCTTGATAGTCCTCACCCAGCAGGGCGAGCTCCTTCTCGTAGGTGCTCAGGCCGGACTCGATGCGCAGCACCGCTTCCTTCACTTCCTTGAGCCCGTCGATGGCCAGGCGCCCGGCGCCGATCCAGTCGCAGTTGCACCACGAGGCGCGAGCCTCGTAAAAGCCACGACTGGCTTTGCGCGGCAGCGTCAACAGTCGACGCTGCAGCGCTTCCTCGAAGGCCAGCACGAACAGGTGCGTGGCGAAGCGCGAGGCGATCACCTTGCGACGCCCCATGTAGTAGCGCCAGCCCTCCATCATCGAAGCGCGTGCGCTGCTGTAAGTGCTCTGCCGGTAGTCGCGGGCGAATGGCTCGTAAGGCAGGTTCAGCCCCGCCGCCATCCAGCGCAGGATGCTCGCCTCGAAGTCGGCATAGCCGTTATCGACGTTGCCACTGGTCTGCAGATGCAGCTTCTCGCCTGGCCACAGGTGCGGAATCTTCACGCCATTCAGGGCCAGCTTGCTGCCGCTGTTGAAACTGTTCACCGCCATCATGTATTGGGCGATCTTGGTGACACTTTCCTCACCAGCACCGATCAGTTCCAAGGCGGCCTCGTTGCCGAGCTCACTCTCGATGGTCGCCGCGTACATGGCGTTCACGATGGCATTCTGCAGCTTGGTGTGCTGCAGCTTGGGCAGCATGTGGCTCTGCTCCAGCACCGTGAGAAACTGATTGGCCCCACGGGCCTGGCCGTCCTCGCTGGGCTCGAACACGTGAATGAACTTGATGCGCCCGTTGGCCGCCTCACGCTCGACGCGCCGCCACTCGCGGCCGTAGCCGGTACCGAGCCCCATTCCACCGGAGGTGAGCTGCCGAATGTGGTAGGCGATCGCTACGCCATTGCGGTCGAACTCGACGCCGGCACGCAGATTTTCGCTGTCGGCTCGATCTCCAGGGTTGCCGATGCGCTTGGGGCTGACCATGCGCACTGCCGTCCGCATCGGTGTGCCGCGTCGCTCGATCCACTCAGCCGCGGCAGAGACTTCGCCAAGTCGGGTGTGCGTACCGACAGCCTCACGCACCATCATGGTGGCAGTGCGCTTGCGCTCGACATCGAGCCAGCAGCCGACTGGATCCTCGGCAAATTCGAACCACCAGGCCTCGACATCCTGCGCGAATGCGCGGGCGTCAGCATCGGTGATGCCGAGCAAACGCCAACGAGGCTTGTAGCTGAGGCGGAACAGGTGGCCGACGATGTTATCGATGTGCATCTGCACGCCGTTGGCGGCAAAAGCGTTATTGCGGGTTACGTCCTCAGCCCGCGCGTTACCCAGCTTGAGGTTGGGCAGCAACGCGGCGTCAATCGTCTGCAGGCGCGGCTGCCAGCGTTCCAGCTGGCCACCGAAACCACCACCGGCACCCTGCCAGGTACTGAGCTGCTCGCGGGCTGGCAACCCATTGGGCGCCAGGATCTGAACCTTGCTCATGCGATCACGCGTGCCGGCCGGCGACGGGCTTGGGAGCCGACGCCCAGCTGGCCCTCCAGTTGGGTAATGTAATTTTCGAGGTCGCGCCGATTGGCCGGGGTGAACTCGACCATCTTGCCGTCACGCTGCACGCGAACAGTGCTCTGCCCAGTGATGAGCAGGTGCAGCGCTTCGCGTGCCTCATTGAGTTGCTGCAGGGTGGCCATCAGTCGTCTCCGTTCATCATCCGGCCGAGGTCGGCCAGGCTGACTGCCGGCTTGGCAGCAGCGGGTTGAGTTGCACTTGGCTCTGCGGTCACTGGCACCTGTTCGTCCGCCTCGGCCAGCAGGTCGGCCTGCATCAAGCCGGCCTCAATGTCATCCCATTCCTTTGGCGATTTCAGGTGCAGGCGCATGTAGCGAGCCAGGTGGATCTGGTAGCCCTCGCAATCGAGCGCTTCGTTGGCCGCGCCCGCCTTCTTCTGGTAGACCTTCTTGCCACCATGCTTGCGGCTGGGTGCCTTGACCTCGGCCAGAAGCTGATCGAAGTAGTCCGCGCGCACGCCTTTGTATGCGTGCATGCGGCCTGGGCCGCTGCCAGTGAGTTTGAGCCGTTCGAACAACAGGTCTTTGGCCTTGGTAACGCCGACCATGTACACCTGCAGGCCGTAACGCGATGCCTTGGTGCTGGTGCTGTTCAGGTCAATCTTGCGCGGT